AAACTTAATCTAATATCTAATTGCTGTCCATAAACTACATGTATCATACTATATAATAGAAAATTAAGCTATTTATTTTATTATAGCTTATCTCCTACTGCCTTATCTTTTTTAGGCTTAGACTTTGTAGTCTCTTTCTCAAAATAGTCTTGTAACTCTAATATTTCTACTTGATGAGGTCTTACTGTGTCTAGTAAAATAGCATATCCTGCTGTGTTTACTGTGTGTCCTTTGTATTCTTTTTTTAGTTTATACATAATATTAGTTTTTTTGTAAATTTATAAAAAAAAGAGGCAGCTATTGCCACCTCTTCTCAAATATATTAACATTTGTATCTTAACATTATACTATGGAACTATATTAGTTAATGTAAAGTTATCAAATGGAACACTATTATATTGTGATAGTCTAAAGCATGGAGCTGACTCGCTGCTAGAGAATGTCAGATCGTATCCATTCATATCTCCAAAAGCTCCACCGCTTTGTGCAGTTCCTGCTGTTAGCTCACAGCCATTTTCTATCCCAAATGCCCATATCTCATTCTTATCATTTACAGTAGCATATAACTCTACAAAAATTATTAGTCTATTTTGTGCTAATAGTTTTATTTCGTTTCTGTCATCTAATGATAATTTGTGTAATTTAAGATTAATAGCACCATCATAAAATACAGTCCCATTTTCAACAGATGCATTTATAGTCTCTGTCATAGATGCCTGTCCTTTAGGGATTTGATATTTAAAGTAACCTGTGCTATAACCTCCTGCTCCTGCTATTTGTGTAACAGCTCCACTAGCTGTTGTAACAGTTAGGTCTCCATGCTGTGCAAAGTAAATGTTTCTTACACCAGCCATGATGTCCTTACAGTCCAACCCTCTAGATCTTGTTAATTCGCATGCCATAAGTTATTGGTTTTTAAGTAGTTATAGAGCTGGAGGGCTTTTACACCCTCCCTCTCCGTTTTATTTATTTTATTAGTCTAATCTTACGATTTCTCCTCCCTGTGCGTGCTGCGTTCCTCCAGAGAACTTACAAACTACACGAATATTAGCTGAGCCATCCAAAACACTCATATCTAGCATTCTTAGTGCAGGCCCATGATCCGAAATCAAATCTGTCCCAAAGAATAAATTGCTCTTTTGTGCTGCAACCATTTTGTTGTCTACCATTCCTGGACATACTGCAATTTTTACTCCATTATACATAGGCACGAAAGTGTCAGTCATAGAGTATAAGTTTGCAAATCCTTTGTCTGCCATATTTTGAATGTATAATCTGTATGATGCTGTAGACATGTAGATGTATAAGTCCTCTTTCGAGTAAACTGCTGCAGGTATAGCTGCAGTAATAAGACCTAAGTTCTCATCTATATTAGTAGCATCAAAAGCAGTTCCTGCTCCACCCTGATTGTCTGCCTCTATAATAGAGCTGTCAGTCGAAAAATGACCATCTGATGGATGCATAAATCCTACAAACTCTCCTGATGCTGTAGAATTACCAGCCCATATATTAGTCTCTACATGGTCAGCAATAGTGTCTGATAAGTGAGACATAACAAATGCAGCAAAGTCAGCAGACATGTCAGAATTATTTGCTCCTGCAGTCATTTGAGCAGATTGGAAGTCACTTAGTAAGTCATTTTTACATAAATCTACATTGATTTGTAATAATTCAGGAGTCAAAACTCTTTCTACTAGCGTAAGCGTTCCATTATCTGAGAAGTCGCACGATGCATCCGTGATCATTCCTGTCGAACTAGCTTTCGTGATATTTCGCTTATATTTAATATTTTCTAATACTGTTAAAAACTCTAAAGACTTAGATGCCTTAAGAGCACTTCCTATATATTGCCCTGCGTGATCGCCTGCATAATTCGAAGTGATTGGTGATGTGTTAAAACCCATTTTTTTTTGTTTTTTTAATTAATAATTATTTTCTATTTTTTGCTAAATTTAAATTGTAGTAAAATCTCTCTTTGCTAGACATTTTAGCTAAGTCTGCTTTAGATACCTCCTCTACTTTATTTATAGAAAATTTAGATAAACTAACAGGAGCATCTGCTGCTGTCTCTTCTAACTCTTCTAATCTTGTCTTTAATGTAGATAGCTCATCTTTTAATACTACTGTAAGCTCTTTAAGTTGCTTATTCATAGCTACCTCCTCTATTTTTTCTTCTACAATAGCTACAGCTATCTCTGCAGCAGCCTCAGCTACCTCTGCAGTAACCTCATCTCCTGTAGCTTCATCTATTGCAGTTGCTATCTCATCAGTAGCCTGCACTACCTCATCTGTGATAACATCTTTTGCCTCAGTCTCTTCATACATTCTTTTCTCTTTTTTCTTAGCATCTACCTCTTCTGATGCCTCTACCTCTTCTGTCTCTTCTTCCTCTTCTGCTCCTACAGTTGCTACAGTGCCCTCAGTAGTAACAGTAAACTCAGTGCCATCCTCTACCTTATACTCTCCTACTGGAAGTGGCATAGTGCTGCCATCCTCAACTAAAATTTGAATGTCTACACCTGCTGCTAAGTCATCTGCAGAGCTAACTATAATAGTGCCATCCTCTAATTTGTTTTGATACTCTAGCTTAATCTCTGTCGATAAGCCTAGAGCATTTAAAATTTGTTTTTTAATGTCCATTATTTTTTTTTATTTGTATTAATACTCTGTGTGTGTAATATATAATAGAATAAATTTTGTGTTATTTGATATTCAATATTTCTGCTAGTCCATTTAGTAACTCCTCCTCTGATAATTGCCTTTCCTCAGACATAGCCATCATCTTATCAACAAAAAATCCCTCTATACTTAAACCTCGTAACTCTCCACTACGTATCTTCTCTAGCATATCTTTGTTAGTTATTTTCATGGTTACAAACCATGTGCCCAGGGGGAGATCATATCCGTAAGCTAATGACTTATCATGTTTCTCATCTACTTTTATCCAGCTTTCTACAGTCAATACTCCTGACACTCTTTCCTGATGCTGGTATGTAGCTTTGTGATGATTGTTATGTCTTAAATAATTTTCTGCAGCCTGCTTTACTGTCTCTTTACTAAAAAACACATAAAAATCCTGGTCTTTTGCTGCATCATATCTATAGATAGACTTATTAGGGATAAGTGCTGGACTTACTAACATCTGCTGCTCATCATCTATTTTAGCTAATGTTAAATTATTTTTAGCTTTGTTAAAATATACAAAGTCCTCCTCTATAGCAGGGTCTGTTACTAAGGAGATAGCATCTATAGCTAACTCTTTATTTTCTTCACTAATTACTAGCTCTGTTATTTTATAATACTTTTTTTTCTTTTTTTTCTTTTTTTTCTTAAAATCCATAATTATTGTTTTATAATTTATAATGTAGACTCCTGTCTAATACCCTCTAATTGTTGCTGACTGTCTGTCATCTCATCTGTTACTACAAATGCCTTAACAGGCTTTTTATTAGGGTCTGCTCCTCCTAAACTGAATGAGCCTGTAGTAGCTGGCTTTGCTGGCTGTGGTCTAGCAGGCGGTGTAGAGCCTCCTCCTCCTCCTGATCCTCCTCCTACATCCTGTGCCATAATTTGCTTAACATTAGCTAGACCTGCTGCTATTGCTGCAGTAGCTGCTATACCTCCTAATACAGGGCCGACTACAGGTATGTTAGCCATAGAGCCAAATGCTGCTGTAGCGTTTTTATATGTGTCTATAATAGCCTGTGCTACTGCTATTTTTTTCTGTTTTTTTGCAACTTCTTTTTTCTTCTTTTCTGCATCCTTTTCTATCTTTTCTTTTTGTGCCTCTGTCAGTCCCTCTAATTTAAGCTCTTTCCTCTTTCTTTTGTCTATCTCTGCTATCTCTGCATCCATGTTAGCAGCAAATGCTCCTAATGTCTGACTAAGTGTATCCATGACAGCATCTACCTGACTCTGCAATAGTTCTAAGTCCTGTGCTCTCTTCTCATCTGCATATCTATCATCTATTTCTTTAAGCTGCCTAGTAAGCTCCTCTCTTAACATCTTTCTCTCATCATCTGTCAATTTTTCATCCTCTAATAGTTTCTTAAAATGTAAGCCTACATCTCTTAACTCATTTTCTCTATCTGTTCTTTTAAGTCTATTTATTTCTTCTATAGCTGCATCTGTCTCTTTATGTATGTCATCTGCCTCCTGTTCTCTTCTCTTTTTTGCATCCTCTTCCTCTTTTTTATCTTTTGCTTTTTTATCATCTGCTATCTTTTTTACTCTGTTAGCCTCTATCTGATCGTATTTTTCATTTATAGCATTTATAGTTTTTCTCTTTATTTCTTCATTTTCTATCTCTTCTGCTTTTCTTAATGCATCCTGTCTAGCAAACTCTATTTTTTTCTTATTTCTCTCATCATCATCCTGCTCTTCTAATAGTGTAAGCTCATCCTGTAATTTGCTTATACTTTCTAATTGCTGTTTTTCTTTTTTTACTCTTTCGTTGTATGCCTGTATTGCTTTCTCTCTGTCTCTTTCCTGCTGTTTTTCCTGTTCTATTAAATCCTGCTGTGCCTCTATTAAGTCTTTTGTAGCCTCTTCTGCCTCTACTAGGTCTTTTATTCTTTTATCAAAACCAAGTTTTGCTAGTTCCTGCTGTATTAATGCCTCACTCATACCCATCTTAGCTAACATTTTTGCGTATTGTGCTACAAAATCGGTAGTAGCGTCTGTAAGCTCTTGCTGCTCTTTTAATTTTTGATTTAATTTTATTAACTCTTTCTCTGACTCTGACTCTGCATTAGCTAATTGTCTTTGAAAATCTGCATTTTCTCTTAATGCTTCAGTTTGTTTTTTTACACTTTCTGATGCTCTATCTGCAGCAGCACTAAAATCTTGCTGAGACTCTGTGCCCTCATCTGTCGAGCCAAACCAGTCTCCTAAGACAGATACTAATGACATAACTCCCATAACTATAGCCACTATAGGTATAGCTAACATAGCTACTCTTAATGCTATTGCTGCTGCTGTAGCTCCACCCTTAGCTACTGTAAGTGCTCCTAGTGATCCTGTCATAACAAAATTAGCTGCACTAGATGCTAGAGCTGCTAGCCTACCCTTTCCACTAATTAATATAGATAATTTTTCCTGTATAACTCTTTTTGCTGTAGCTGCCTGTAGTGCTGCCTCTGCTAACATTCTTACACCCATAGCTATTGCTATAGCTCCCTGCACTCTAGTTTGTAATTCTTGTAATGCTTCACTCTCTGTGCCGAATAGTGCCATAGCACCCTGACCTATTGCAAATCCTCCAGCAATTCCCTCTCCCATTTTTACAAATGCCTCTGCCTTTTGCTGTGCATCTAGACCCTCCATATTTCTCTCTAGGTCTTTTAACTGACCACTAGCCTCTGCTATACTCCTAGACAGCTCATTAAATTCCTCAGAGCCTATATCTTTGCCCTCTATCTCCTTTCGCATGTCCTGTATTAGCTTTGTAAGCTCTCCTATATTTCTTGCAGGTCTTTTAGTGTCCACCACCATTGTAACCTTTGCTGTCGTTCCTTTTGCCATATCTTAAAAAGTTGCTTGTGTCGTTTTGTTAATAAATAATTTTACTACTGCAAACCATGTGCATGTTACGTTTGCTAGTCCTCTGACTTTAATGCCTAATACTCCTGCAGTTGTAGTGACTATACTAGGTGTGCCTGTGTTTCCTGAGCTAGCTGTAGTAGTAGTAGTGCCTGCATCATATACATTCCCTGCCTCTACACTTGTAACTGCAAAAGTTCCAACCTGATGCAAAGATTTATAGTGTCCAGGTGTGCCTGATGTTCCTCCTGTGCACAGTCCTGTTAAATTTAACTCAAATAATGATATACTGTTAGCAGGTAGTGTAATCTCTTCTGCTCTATTTGTATCTCCCTGTATGTATAAAGTAACATCTGTAGCACCTGTAGTAGTGCCTGATAGTGTGTAAAAGACTACCTGGTGCTGTCCTTTTGTATTGCCATCTCCTCCTCCTCCTCCTATTACTACCTGTCCTGATTGTGACACATGACCATGACTACCTCCTATAATTGCAGAGTTATTTACATAAAACTCTTTTGCATCTGCATCATCATTAGGTGTTAAGGGTGCTATAGTATGATTCTCTCCTGTTACTAGACATCCATAGCTTTGCTGCACACTATGATGACTACCATTTACTATAGTGCTGTGTGCTACCTTAGGCTCATTGTTATGTCCATTATTTATAAATGTATTTACATTTTTATTTTCCATTAATTCAGGAGATGGAGTAAATGCACAGCACACACCATCTATAAAATGATAGCCATAAGCCTCACATGTAAACTGATTAGCTAGTAAGTCATTTTTTGTGCCATCAGTAAACAGCACTACTCCATTTTTTTTGACCTCATGTGGTTTTAATTTATGTCCTATTTTAAATCTCATATTATGGTATTCTAATTAATTCTATAGTAGACAGCTCTCCTGCTTTATAGTCTATTTTATTTAGTCTATACTCTCTGTTTTTTATAAAAATTTTGTCATAAAAATTTATTATACTCATCTCCTGTGGTGTCAATACACATCTAATTTTTACAGTCATAGTGTCACTGTGATATAGCTCATCATAGTAAGGATTCCAGTATTCCTGATACAAATTTCTAGGAGTGCCTCCATACTCTATCATTTGCACAGAGCCAAAATTAAAGTCTCTCTGCTGTGCTGAAGTAGGATAAGCTGTAACATGTCCAAATTGACAAAAATTATCTCTCTGCTCGCCTGTAACACCATTAAAACTAGGCATCCTATATGTCTTAGGGTTCGGCAGTGCTGTCAAATTGTTAAAATTAGAATGGTCTCCACTAATATCATACAAAATCCTAGGCTTATTGTCAAATCCCTGTATGCTGCCATCTGATTTCTGATTAATAATTACAGGCACATATAATTTATTTGTAAATCCATTAAATAGTGGCTTGCATAATGTAGGACTAAACACTTTTAATTTTATTTTTTGCTCTCCTGATGGTATAGATGCATTTGTAGTGACCTCCATATTGCCAAATTTGTCTCCTGTAGCATCAGTATAGACTGTAGTAGCATAGTCTTTGTTATCTTCTTTAAATTCCCAAAAGACAGATTTCTTTAATTTTAGTGGTGTAAACTCCATCTCACTAACATCTACTTTCTCAGTAAAATCATGTGTCCTCTGTGTTATACCTGTAGTATTTGTGTTATCTATAAAAATGTCATCATAAGGGTCTATCTTTAATTTTGTAGGGTCTGCCTTATCTTGTAAGACAATTAGATTAAACATAGTAAATAAGTCTTTTAAAAACTCCCATTGCTTAATAGTGCCTCTCTTGTATAGTAAAATATCACTAGTCATAGTCCCTGGCACTACTGTTACATTCATAATAGTCCCTACATCTGTAGGATTATTATGATCTCCCTGCCTTACATCATTAGGTGCTCCTCCCTGTGAACCATTAGGCTGCTGTTTATTAAATGCTAGCCTTATTTTTTCTCCTGCATTAGCTGCAAATGTAGCACTGTTAGTAGTAGTAGTCACTGTAGACACAGAGCCTGGGGATATACCATAATCAAAAGACTCATACTGTATAAAGTTATTACTAGCATCATATCTCAGTAGTGCTATATGCCATCTATCTACTACACTACCATTATTATTATTTGTGACTTTTACCTCATACTCTATAGTATATCTTAGATTGTCACTAGGCACTACAAACTCACTGTCTGTATTATTCCATCCAAACTCTTCTAGACCCTGTGTGCCTGCAGTAAATTCTAAATTAACCCATGTGTTAGCAGGATTTGCTCTATTTACTGCAGCAGCATCATTAGGCACATAGGTAGCCTCTATAGTGCTACCAAAATTGCCAGGAGTCACTTTAGAGCCCCAGTTAAAATCCATGTATAGTCTTAAAAAATCAGGATTCTTAGCTACACTAGCAGGCAGTCCCTGTGGATTTGCATAGTTTCCTGTGCCCTCCATAAAGTCTGACTGATATGTAAAACCTGCCTCATGTATTATCCTGTCTACTAAATACTTAACTTTTATCCATGGTCTAAATGCATTACACATGTGATTAATCTCAGGAAAGCCATGCTGTGATCCTCCCTGCTCCTGGCTAATATCTCCATTCCACTGCACAAAAGGGTATTTTAATACATTAGTTTCTGCATCTCCTGCTACTGCATCTGCTAGTCTAGTAGTTAAAAAACCTGTGTAATTTGCAGGCACAGTAGTGCTAAGAGGTAGCTGACCTATCCAGCTTTTTTTTATCTCTACCTTTGTCCAGTTATGCTCTAACTCTGACAGACCTACACCTCCTCCAGTAGCACCCCCATCAAAATCATTAAATGTTTTATTTCCTAATGCAGTTTTTAAAGATACTGCTGTAGAGAATAGATTGACATTATATGTAATCTCATCATTTTTTTTCTTAATATCTATAAGCCTCAAATGTCCCTCAAATATTATATTGCCATCTTCTTTAAGTGCTGCTCTAGTAGTTAGGTATGGATTAAATGTATGTGCGTTTTGATGTGCACTTGTAGTAACATCAAAAATATTAGTAAATATTTGATTATTATGTTTAGTAGCAGGCAGATTAAATGCCTTAGAAAATGACTGAGGTTTCTCTGCTATTTTTTTAAAGTCATCTATACTAAGTGTCATAGGTATAGGACTGTGGTCATACAAGTCTACATTTACCTGTCCATCATCTACATTAGTAATAGTAGGAGTAGCCTGCACTAATTGAGTGTGTGCAATTAAAGTAGATGATGCAGTAGAGCCATCTCCCTGCATACTAAACATTATAGTGTGCTCAGTAGCAGTTGCTGTAAATTGGACACTATACTGCACAACTCCTAATCCAAATTGTGCGTTTGTAACAGTAAAAATGTCTGTCTGATTAACTGTGACACCATTATTAAGCGTAAAAGTAAAAGGCTCTGATGGTATGCCTATAGTAAATGTGCCTGCAGCCTGCTGTATAGTAGTGATATGAACTACATAAACAGCTCCTGGTATTAAGTTTTGTGCTAACTGATAACAACCTGACATACCATCTCCTGCAGTATTTAATGACAGTAAACCATTAGTAATACTAGGAGCAGTTACATTAGCTAACGTAGTGCCATCTGTTTTAAAACCAACCCAGTTAGATGTAGGATTAAAATCATTAAGTGCCTCTACTCTAGGATTTGAAGTTTGCACAGTTTGCACTAGACTAGAAAAATTATTAGATGATGTAAAGCCAGGGTCTGCTAATAAATTTGTGTAAGAGATATACTGGTCAAAAGTATAAACTCCCTCATTTTGCTGTGGATATAGTGTTAGCTGTATGCTCATTTTTTATGTCCTTTGTGTCCTCCTGTTTTTACTTTTATTTAGTGTCAGTGTATATTGTTTTTTGCCATTGTTAGCTGTAGTCTGTCTTTCTAGCTCTTCTGATGCCATAATTACAGGCTCTATGTGTTTCCTTAGTGTGCCCTGGTTTCCAAAGTCTACACTGTTCTGTTTTAGCATAAATACATTATTTGATAAAAATAAACCCTCTAGCCATATAGCCTCATCATCTGTAATAAAATCAGTGTTAATAGTAATCATCTCTGTAGCCTGACTCTTAAATATTTTTTTGCCTCCTTTGTATCCATCTATTTTGTATTTGTCTCCATTCCATGTGCCCTCCTGTGATTGAAAGCTGACCATATCTTTTGAGAAAGTCCTAATGCTTTTTTGTGTAAAATTATAGTAATCCCATACACCATATTTATTAATCCAACACAGCCTTATAGTTTCAAAACCCTGACAACTATCCTCCTGCTTATGAAACTCATAAGACTTACTCACTACATTATCATCTCCATCTAATGCCTGCACTGTGTAATAGTCCCAGTTTGTAGGTATAGTATGACCTGCATTTTTTTGATTAGCTGTGCCTACACCATAATACTGTAATTTTAAATTACTATCTCCCTGCTGTGCTATACCTGGTGCTCCTCCTAGTGCTCCATTATTTGTTAATGTAGTGTCTATAGCAGCACCCTGTGTAGAGCCATTAAAATAATATTGTATCCTCATTTTCTCTATACTATTTGTAGTGTCTTGACCAGTATTAAAATCACTAGGAAAGCCACCAGCTTGTAGATTATTAAAAAAACCCATAGTAGCAAAGTCCTCTAGTCTTATATATTGTTTTACAGGTGCATCAGTTAAAAATCTACCATCTGTGTCATTCATTATATAATTATGAAAATTTAGATTATATCCAAAATTTCCACTGACCTCATTAAGTATGTCATCATGATCTAAATATCCATTAAATATGCATAACACCTCTGCTGTCTTATGGTTAGTAGTCTCTATTACTGGCTCTGTTAAGTTTGTAGCATACTCTGTATTTATAATTACTCTAACAAATTTAACTGCATTTTGATTAGCTGTAAAATTATCTATAATATGTATAATATGCGACTTAGTATCGTATGATGTGCCTTTGTATGTAGACTGCAAACTACTAGCAGAGCCTGTAGATGATGGTGCTCCTCCCTCAAAATCAGGACTCACATAATTATCTAATATAGGTGATAGGTCAAAAATACCTACACCTGAGCTATTAGGATTCGTTTTAAGCGTTGCTACTAAACTATTAGCTCCTAAGTTAGATGTAGACCCTAAGTCAGACTCATTATGTGCTACATAGACTCTAGCTATGTATTTCATTTTTACAAAATTAGTAACTGCATTTAAGTCTTTAGCAGTATATATAATTTTCTCTCCTGCTGGTAGCAAATCATATAATGGTTGCTGATGTATTGTTAATGCCATATTTTATATTTTTGATCCGAATGCATGAGTCATAAGTCCTACCTCTATGTCTCTAGCAAAATTTTCTTTTAACTTTTTATTAAATAGTCTTTTTGTAGCACTTATAGGCTGTGTGTAAAAACTTATGCCAGGTGTCCCTCTTCTGTATATACCCCATGATATAGCATGTGCTACACCCTCTATAGTTTGTCCAGCTTTTATAGTTATACCTGCTGTAGTCATCCATGGTATCAAGCTAGTTATAGGAGGTCTAGACCCTTTAAACTTATAAGGACTCCTCCTCCTTTTGCCATCTATAGTAATATATGTTCTATACCCTGCTACTGCTGTAGGTGCTTCACTGCCACCTTTAGACACTAGTCCTCCTACTCCCTCTACTCCTTTCTCTACAAACTCTCCATACTTATTGCTATTAAATTCTATACTAAAATCCTGTTTTTTAAAATTTAATTTATATTTTAAAGAGTCTTTTAACTGACCACTACCTTTAGTTTTTCTAGTAATAGTCTTTCTAGCCTGTCTTACAATAAATTTGCCATAAGAATTAAGATAGTCCTCTAGATTCTTATAAGTCTTTCTTTGTATCCAGCCTCTAGCACTCATTATATGCTAGCTACAAATACCTCAACCTTAACAGCCTGGTCTGCACTATCTACTATGATGCTCTCTAAGTCATGCATAGATGTGTTTATAGTAGCATTAGCATCTGACACAGCTACAGCACTATGAGGAGTCCCCATAACAAAACTATGTCCTGCTGGCAGTGATATTGTAGCACTCTCATCTGCAGCACTGTCATCACTACCTGCATCTATTTGCAGTGATAGATTTACATTGTTAGTAGAGTCTAAGTTAGTTATTCTAATATACTTAGTATTTTGTATATCTAGTGCTCCATCACTACTAGCTACTGTGTCTTTAGTGACCAATACTGTAGTGTCAGAGTTAGCAGGTATAGTAACCACCCTCTCAAAAGTGT